GTCACCGTGATCTCCTGCCGAGCGCGTCGCAGTTCGATGCGGGCGAGCCGCTGCGCGCAGGAACTCGAGGTCGTCATCGGCAGCGTCACGTCGCGCCAGTACCGGACGTTGTTGTCCGCGGTCAGGTAAGCCGCGGGCGCCAGCGGCGGGAAGTCCGTCGGTTGCCATTCGGATTTTGCCGAAACGAACACGCCCTTGACGGCGTTCACGCGGTCGCGGGCGCTGGTCCTTGTCTGCACCGTGATGCCGCCGGCGAAGTCGGACTCGGTCAGCGTCACGGTCGGGATGCGGTAGCCGGCCGCGTAAGGAATGATCTTGCCGCCCGAGTAAGCGACCAGCCCGCCCATCGCCGACATCAGTTTGCCGATGTTCTCCTCCGGTGACGCGCTCGTGTAGAGCACGCCATTCGTCTCGTATCGGTTCTCGTAGGTCGCCGGCGAAGTGACCGGCTTCACCTCGACCTGCTCGTCGCAGATGTTCGCGGCGACGCCGAACGCGGTGTCGTCCATCTCGGAGGAGGACATCCCCATCCCGTAGGTCGAGCTGGTCAGATAGTCGCGGAGGCAGAGCGCGGCGTTCGCGGAGTAGGCCGTCGTGGCGCTGCGCGGGTCGTACACCTTCTTGCCCTTGACCATCGCCGAGATGTTCGGGATGCCGCCGGTCCAGACTTGGTCGCTCCACGTCAGTCGGACGTAGAGATAGGCGATGCCGCGGAGGCGATGCGCGCTCGTCCACTTTCCGTTCGTGAGGCCGGAGGTTGCCGCTTCGAGGTTCGTCTCGACGGTCTGCGTGTCGCTGCCGAGCTTCTTGTAAATCTCCGCGTAGCCGGTGAATCGTCCGCTTGCCGCGCTGCCACCGCCGGTCAGCGCCAATTCGTCGTTGAAGTAAACGTCGCCGATCTCCTCGACTTCGTGACCGGCGAGCGCGACAACGAGGTGCAGGTACTCGTTCTTCGTGCCGGTCGTGCTGATGTAAACGACGACGCCGGATGCGCGGGTCTGACCGTAGATCACTTGCCGCGCTGCGATGGGCGAGCGCACCATCTGGGTGCGGTTCGCGAGCGACGGGTCGGAGAAGCTCGGAGCCTTCGGAGCGAGCAGCTTCGACGCCGCCATCGAGGCCGCGGTCGTCGCGATGAACGTCAGCACCGTCATCACCGCCTGCGCCGCGGCGATGCTTAAGCCGACATCCATCAGCGCGATCCAGACCGTGACTGCAATTGCTTGCGGCATAGCTTAAAACGTCCAGCACCGCATCGGATTGTCCGACGCGAAGATCAGCCCGACGGGTCCGACGAACGCGGCGACGTTGCCGAGACAGATCCCGAGTGCAGGTCCGGTCGGCGTCATCCGTGCGAGAATGTCCCCGCGGCCAGCCCGCTTCACGTCGATCTCGCGCAGGCGGCAGTCCGCTCCGGCGATCCCGATCACGCCACCAGCCGGCTTGAGCATCCGCATCGCGCCGAGCGGCGTGTAGTAGCGACCGCGGAAAGACGCCGCCAGATCGCTTCCCGTGGCTTTCAATACCCAGTCCGCGGCGAAGGTCGCGCAGTCGTTTCGACCCCACGCAAACGGCATTGCTCGGCGTTCCTCGATAAACTCCGCGAGCAGGGTCGGCCAGTTGGATGCTCGAGCGGTCATCACTCGTAAGTCTGCTTCGTCGTCTCGCCGCCCTTGTCCCAGTCGGTCGCTTGCGTCTGGTTCGGATTCCCCCAGTAAATCGCCTTTTCTTGTATGTCGTTGACGAACTCCAGCCCGAGGTCGCCGGCGAAAAGGTTCTGCTGCTCCTCGTCGGTGTAGCGCACCTCGCGAGGCCGCTTGAAGTCCATCAGCCGCGACTCCGCGGTCATAATGATCTCGGCGGTCTGGCCGTCGTCGGAGACCTGCATCACGTCCATCCGGCCAGAGAAGACCGTCACCGGCGACGAGATCAACGTGCCGGCCGTCGGTGACAGCGCGCCGAACAGGATCGCGCACTCGCGGCCTTGGTAGTCTTCCGTCAGCGCGAGCGAGACGTTCGCGGTCGGAACGCCCGAGAGCTTCATCGTTATGCCACGCGCCGCGAGGTCCGTCGTCTCCTCGACCGGCGAGATCGTGCCGAGCGTGCCGAGTCCGAGGTAGGTCGTGGAGTTATAGAACAGCGAGCCGTAGCCGGTCCAGAGATGCACCGGAGTCGAGAACGACAGGCTTGCGAGTAGGATCGGACAGAGCTGCGCCGTGGTGACTTCCGTCACCATATTCGCGGAGAGCGTTCGGCCGGCGGTGGTAATGCTCATTGCGCCACGTCCTCGACGATCCCGAAGTTCACGCCGTAGATTTTCGCCAACTCAATGGTCCAGTTCGTCGCCGGCTCGGATAGGCGGAAGACGCCCTTTGCGTTCGTGTAAGTGATCGCGGTGCCGGCCAAATAGCTCGAACGCAGCACGGGAAACAAATCCACGCTGCTCGACGAGTTGACCTGCACGACCTTGTAGAGCGACGTGCTGATTTGCAGCCAATCGCCCACGGCAAAGGAGCCGGTCGCGCCGGCGAAGGTAAGCGTCGAGCTGTTCGCGGTTGCGCTCGATACGGTCAGCGTGCCGGTGACGCTTCCCCGCGGCGAGGTGTTTGCGTAGTCTTGGAAGTAGAACGTTCCGCGCTGCGCCGCGAGGAGGAAGCCGATGACCTCCTCCGCGTCGGCCCGCGTCATCGGAGGACAATCGACCGATCCGAGCCAGCCCTGCCCGCTCCAGTTGTACTGCTGCGTCTGGAGCGTGAACGGCGACGTGTTGCGCGCCGAGGCGCTGACTCCGGTCAGCGACAAGCGCGAGACGCGGAACGGCGACGGCGGCGTGAGCGGATAGGAAATTGCCATAGGTCAGGCGAAGGCGGCGCGGTAAGCTCCACCGCGGCGCACCATATCGGGAATCTCGGCCTTGAGCCGCTTCCGCTCGGTGTCTAGGATCGGAGCAAGCTCGGCGCGGGAAATGCCGGAGGCGATGTTGTAGTTCACGTTGATCGTCGTGCCGCCGCCTCCTGCGCCCATCCGGTGATTCGGAACGATGGTTCCAGAGCCGGACGGCATAAAGATTTCCGGTCCGCGCTCTCCGACCAAGTAAGGCATCCCGCCTTGCACCGGACCGCCGAGAGCCTTCGGCCCTCCGAAGAGCGCGGCAAAGGCGGTCGATCCCTTGAAGAAATCGCCGAGACCCGCGGCGAGTGGTGCCGTGATCTGCTGCTTGATGAATAGCCGAAGCAGGTCTTGAGCGATGCCGCGGAGCGCCTCGCGGAACCTGCCGCCGGCGATGATAGCGTCCTCGAATCCTTGCGCGATAATGTCGCCCGCCGCCATCGCGTTGGCGTTCATCTCCTTGTTCAGCGTCACCAGTCGCTCGGTCGCGTCGGCGAGTCGCATCCGCAAGGCGATCTGCTGCTGCACATCCTTCTCGTCCGTTGCCGCAAGTTCCTTCATCGTCCGGCCGCGCAGCGCCTCGAGCCCGAGCAGACGATCCGTCAGGCTCACGCGGTCACCGTAAAGGCGACTCTGCGCCAAGCCGAGTGCCTCGTTCGCCCGTTGAAGTTCCTCGGTGTTCTTTGTTTCCTCCGCGGTCATCTTCTTCCGCAGTTCGATCAAAGCCACCTCCGTGTTTAGTAGCTCAATCGACTTTTCCTTTGATGTCTTGATTGCCTCATCTCCAACCGCAGGAACCGCAAGCGCGGCCTTCAGCCTTTCCTGCTGGGTGATAAGTCGAGCGAGCGTCATCTCGTCGTCGCTGCGAGCAGCGATCAGGCGGTCCTGCGCCTTGAGTTCCTCCTCGGAAAGATCGGCAATGCTCTGCCGGAGCTTTTGCGTTTCCTCGTCGCTGTCCGTGAAATAGCGGGCGACCTTGTCCGCGATCTTATCGTAAGACGCACCGAGTGCGATGGCGAGCGTCCGACCGGCATCGCGTAGGTCGAGATTCTTTCGGAGACCCTTGCCGGCTTCTTCTCCCGCGTTCTTCAGATTCCGCAGCGACGCCTGCACCGACGCGAAAGCAGAGCGCGTATTGTCCTTTGCCCGCAGGTCGATGACGGCTTCAGCGGCCATGTTGTTTGTTCAAAGATGCGACGTGTGCCAAATATGCTACCCAGCCTTCGAGTTCAGCGGATGGCATTTCGAGAACCTCGTGAGCGAACTTGCCGAGCCTTTCAGCGAGAGCGTAAACGGCGACGAGGTCGGCACCCTCGCCACCGCGCATCAGTTTTTTATCTCGTCAGCCTTCGGCGCATCTTCCGCAAGGATGGCGTTTGCAACTCGGGCGATGACATTTGAGTCGGCCTTGTGCAGTAGCGTCAGCCGGTGGTCGATGTTGAACAGTTTTTCGCCCTTTGCGTCGCACGCCTTGAGGATCAGGATGTCCACCAGCAGCTCCATATCGTTCTCGCGGCTCTTGCGGTAGAGCTTGTTCTTTTCCGCGAGCGTGACGGGTGTTGCGTGAACCGTCAGCTTCCATTCCGGCACCTCGATCTTCTTCAGACCGAGGCTGTTGAAATGCTCCCGAACGAGGTCAATGGCATCCACGCGTCACCTCAAACGGTCAAGGTTGAGAGCGTTCCGTTGCCTTCGATGGTGATCGAGCCTTCGACCATACCGTCGAACGCGGCCGAGATGTCGAACTTCGTCACGATGCCGCCGCCCGAGTAGTAGGTATCGGTGGAGTCCGCTCCCTCGGGATACAGGTTGACCGTGACCGAGGAGCCGACCGTCAGCGTGAGCTGGCCGGCATCGGTCTCGTCCCAGTATAGGTCGCCCGAGACGGACCAAGTCCGCATCGTCGCCTTGCGCGTGCGGAACGTGTCGCCGATGACGGAGTCCTCGACGGTGTCGGATGAGTTGGCGAGAGCGTAGTTGCGAAGCTCTCCGATGGTGGTCGAGGAAATCTTTACGAGCCCCTCGCGGCCGAGATGGTTTGCCATATTAGTCGGTGGTCAGATAGATAGCGTTGAAGGTGTGCCGAGCGACGCCCCATTGGCGCTCCTCGTCCGGCTCGATCACATAATTGACCCGCGTCAAATGAAGATCGCGGCACGCTCCTCCGAGGGTAACGTCGGCTAGAACCGCAGCCTCGACCGCTGCGCTTCCCGTATCGAGGAGATCGTCAAGAATCGTCGAGGCCGTCACCGCGGTGAAGTAGTCCACGTTGACCTCGAGCGTGCGGTACTGCACGCGATTGCTCGGGGCGAGCGACCGCACCTCGATGTTCTCGTTGACCGCGTACACCGCGCAGGCCGGAAAGCTCACCGAGGCAATCGTGCGGTCGCGACCCTTGAGCAGATTCGCCGTGACGACGACCGAGGCTCCGGTGATGGCGTTGCCGATGGCGTTGCGAATGTCGGTGCGAGTGCTCATCAGTAACTTCCTTTTTCGAGCGTTGTAAATCCGAGGTTGATCGCGAGCTTCCTTTCGGCGCGGTCAATCTTGAGCGCCGTCACTCGCAGCCGGTAGCGGATCGCGGTGTCGATCTGCTTCTGAACCTGCGCGATTCGGATGTTTCTATTCGATGCGAAGAAGTACGGATCGCGCCCGAAGTGAAAGCGAACTGTCGTGACCGACCCAGCATACGGTCGATTCGCAAAGGCGCGCTTCTTCACGCCGAGGGAATCCAAGGCAGGATTCCAGCCGGAGATCATAAAGCCGACGCGGTTTTTGACCTGCTGGTAGTATCGGCGCTGGTCGGCGCGATAGGTCACGGCGTCCGGCTTGCCCCTGACTCGTCCGTAGAACTGCCGACGCGAGTAGTGCTTCTGGTGCAGTTCATCGACCGAGCCGATCACCGAGTAATTCTTAAACAGGTTGAGGTTTGGATTCTGCAACAGCGTCCGCAGCTTCTCGGTTTGCCGGCGGCGAACGTACTTGGCGATGGACTTGTAGAAGCCGCCCTCGGTCGCACGCGCCTCGAAGCTCTGGTAGTCGAGAGGGACGGCGACCTTGTTGATGTCGTTTCGCAGCGTGGCCTCGCCGGCCTGCTTGCTCGGCGGCGGCGTATTCTTTGCGACGCTTTGCGTGAGATACTTCGCCTCCTCCTTGATGATCGGACCAAGCTCCAGACCGCACTTCTGCGACAGCTCGGTGAGCTGCTGGATCAGCTTGTTCGAGTTGATGAGGACGTACATCTCCATCGCCGGATCGGTCAGATGGCCTTACAAACGTCCATCTCGCACCCGCTCGCCTCCGCGTCGAACCGCAACTGCTCGACGAAGTAGGTGACGCCGGAGCGCACTAGCGTCTGCGAGATCGTCGGCCTCGAGGTCATCTGCGAGGTCAGGAAAAAGATCGTGTATTTGATCTCCTCGCGACGCTGATCCTCGAACGCGCTGAAGTCGTTGCGCGAGATCGCCCAGACGCCGGTCACGGTCGAGCCACCCATCGAGAACGTTACGCCGGCCTGCTCTTGGATGCCGGTGAAGTCGCTCTCAAGCTGCGTCGGGTCGAAGTCGCGGACTGCCATACTACTTGTCCAAATGTAAGATTTACGGCGGCGGTGCCTCGGAGACGCGCTCGTCGTAGCGATAGGCGTGCAGGACGCGGTCGATATGGTACTCGCCCTTCGCGTCGATGACAAGGTGCTTCGCCCACGCCCAGTCCTCGCCGTAGTTCGTCGCCGGAAAGCGCACGCGCCGCGCCATATCGCCGCGCCACGCGCAGACGTGCCACGCGGATCGCTTGAAGGACGGCTGCGCGAATGGCTCGTTGCGGTGCTGGAGCGAAAAGGAGCAGACGGCCTCGACCCCGTTGACGATTGCCCGCTGGTCGAAGGTGATGACCGAGACCTCCGCGGAGGACCGCTCGGCCGCACCGACAAGAGCCGCGACGTACTCATCGGCCACGTCGTCGTCGTCATCGACGAAGGCGACGAACTCGCCGCGGGACATCTGCACCAGCGCGTCGCGCTTCTCGCCGATGGTCCGCTGCCGGTTGTCGAGGAACACCAGCAGCTCGACCGCGCCGTCGCGCTGCAGATCATCGACCTGCGCCTGCAACTTCTGCCAGAGCGGCCAGAGGTGCGAGTGGTAGCGCCGCGGCGTCGCCGGAATCAGGACCGACAGGAGCGGGCGACTCATCGCGGGTTCCTCTCGCGGTAGAGCTTTTCGCCGGCGGCGTACCGCTCCTGCGAATTGTTGTGCTTGTAGGTCGCGTCCATCGCGCCCTTGCCGAAGGCTGGGTGCTGATGCTCGAAGGTGATTGCCTTGCGCGCATCGACGACGATGCCGTCCTTGAACGCTCGGTGGCTGAACTCGTTGTCGCTGAACACCGACTCGTAGCCGGAGTGGAATACCTCGCCGCCTTGCTGCTCGTAGCGCGCACGCGAGAGGATCGCCATACAAAGCAGGTCGTCGTGCCGGTGTCCGTCCGAGACGGCGATGACCAGCGGCTCCTTCTGGAGATCGCGGTCGCGCACCGTTTCGAGTAGCTTGCGATCCCAGCCGACCGGCGGCACCCAGTCGTCCGAGACCTGCACGAGCAGATCACCGCGGGAGATCGCCGCCGCCGCGTTCCACGCCGCGACGCAGGACTGCCGTGGACTGACGACCGACACGAACTGCTTCGACATCTCGAGCGAGGTCGCGTCGTCCGAGTCCACCGCGAAGATATGCTCGACGCGGGTCGGGTCTTCCGCGGTCGAGAGCCAAAGCTCGCGAGCGTTCACCGCCTTCGAGGTCCGGCCGCGGGTCGCGTGCAAGAGCGAAATCCGAGGCGTTGCTCCGAGATGGAACTGCCATTGCA